TCTGCGCTTTGCCAATGAAGTTGTTGCCGTCTTGCTTCAACTCAGTAATCTTATGTGAAACTCTATCGAGGTTTACGGTAGGACCATCGGGGTGACCTAACTCCCCAAGTGCTCTACCCTTAGCAACATAGTCTTTGGTATAACGCTTTACTTCCCTTTCCATAATATTGAAGGGATACATTCTACCATTACGGTTGACCATCTCACTCTGAAGGAATACGCCCTTAATGAACATATTCTTCTTACCGTTTACGGTTTCAGTGAGAACTTCTACCTTCTCAATTTCTTCTCTAATGAGTTTCATTTTAGAATACGGTTGGTTATTTAGTTATTTATTAACCTTCAGTCTTCAGCGTCTTCAAACTCTTCTTCGTCAAACATGGAGTTGTTAACTCCTGGTCTAATCGCTTCAATTTTTTCGGCAGATTTGGTATAAAGAATCTCTTTAATCTTATCTGATACATTAGTGGGTGATTCATCACTAATAATCATATCTAGAAGGTCGTCCATTGCTATACTGTAGATTACCGAGTTATTTAGGATAAATACGAAAAAGGGTTTTTGTAATGGATGGGTTCCCTCATATCTACTATACAAATGTTGATCGTAAAGTAGATAGAAAGCAGTATATGGAATCTCAGTTTGATTCTCTTGGATTATCTTATACAAGAGTTGAGATGTTATCTTGCCCTAAAGATGGTCCACCAAAAAACTTTTTAGATAACCTAACAGGCACATATCCAGATAACTGTTCTCAATGGATAAACTGGTATGGTTCTTTATTGTTTGATTTTTTTGAAGACTGGTTGACAACCGATCAAGATTATCTTCTTTTTATGGAAGATGATTATGACTTATCTCTAATAACAAAATGGCACTTCACTTGGGAAGAGTTTATGAATAGAGTTCCATATGATTGGGACTGTATTCAACTTGGATTTGAATCTCCAGATATAATTCCGTTTTATTTGCATCCAACTAGACCACAGTACTCTTTGGGACCATGTTTGTTGAGAAGAGATTATGTTGAGAAGTTAGTTAGTCTCCATAAACCATCGGGCAAATATAAATTTGATTACAGAATTGCGAATCATATTTACATTAATAGAGACTCTGGAATACATGATGGTTGGGACTATGTTGCAACTTCTGGTGGTCCAGACTATTATATAAATCAATCGGGTAAAAGTTATTCGATACCACTAATCCCAATGAATCCATACCTTGCTGGAATTAGTCATCAAGGACCATTTGGAGAACTAGATTGGAAACCAAAACTTAGTTTTGTTAAATGTCATGAGGCATATCATGAATGGTGGAGTAATGATAGGGATAATTTTACCCTAGATGAGTTCTTTACTTATGGTAAAGATAATGATGTTCTAATGGAAAAAGACATTTCCAGATGGGACGATAAATATTTCTACGACCTGGCGATGAATAATGCGGAACGTTTATCTTTTTCAACCACAGTATTCAGTTGAAGTAAGAAAGGAAGATAATTATTGGTTACCTTATAGTGTTGCTTGTCTATGGAGTTACTGTGGACAATTTGATGACATTAAAGATAATTATGAGTTAAAAGATATCATCTTTAAAAGAGAACATCCAGATAAACTATTAGATAGATTAGACAACCCGCGTTTGTGTGCATTTAGTTGTTATATTTGGAACGAGAGATATTGTTTAACTATCGCAGAACTAATTAAGAGAAGATATCCAGAGTGCATTATTGAATTTGGTGGACCGCAAGCAACTAAAAAAATGCTCGATGAGAATGATTTTATCGATTGCATCATGCTTGGGGGAGACGGTGAAGTTAACTTCTTGGATTTACTGAGAACTATTGTAGAAGGAAAAGATATAACTCGCATTTACGAGAGAGGAAGAATACAAGACTTAGAGTTTCTGAGTCCATATCAAACTGGATTGTTTGATAAATTGGTTTCCGAAAATCCAGATACTTTGTGGGCAACTGTTATTGAATCTAATAGAGGATGTCCCCATAGATGTACTTACTGCGACTGGGGTGGTACGACTATGAGTAAAATTAACAAGTTTAACTTGCAAAGAGTTCAAGATGATATTGAATGGGCGCGTGATAATAACGTGGCATTCTTAATGATGACTGATGCAAATTTTGGAATATTTGCTGAGAGAGATTTAGAGATTGCAAAACTATTGAAGAAAGCGGGAGATCATCCAAATAGCAAGATTGAAGATATTGTTCTTCAGTACTCCAAAAACTCAAATGAGGTTGTATTTGAGATTACAAAAGAGATGGGTGGATTTGCGAGACGTGGTGTTACCGTCAGTGTTCAGAGTATGAATCAACCAACTCTTAAAGCAATTAAGAGAAAAAATTTACATATAAAAGACCTCAAAGGACATATGGAACTTGCCAGAAAATGGGGAGTTCGTACATACTCTGAATTGATTCTTGGTTTACCTGAAGAAACATTAGAGTCTTGGAAGGATGGAATTTGCACCTTACTAGAATGCGGTCAACATGAGTCTATTGACGTTTGGTTCTGTCAAGTTTTTGGCAACACTGAATTGAACAGTGCTTTATCGAGAGAAGTATATGGAATTCAAACAGTACAAGCAGAAGATTATGTATCATTCACAAATACTAAAGATTGTATAGAAATTAAAGAGACCGTAGAAATTATTAAAGGAACGAATACATTACCGACAGAAGAATTAATAGAAGCATATCTTTATGCATGGATGATAGTACAATTCCATATCAATGGATATTCTCAAATAATATCAAAGTATTATAGAAACAAAAATAAAACCAAATATAGAGAATTTTATGACCGATTGTTTAGTGCAATAAAAAGTGATCCTGTTTTATTTGGGCAGCATTATAAAAATCTCTACGACAAAATATATAATTACATGACTACTGGAAAAGTTACCGACAGCACTGGACATGCATTAGAAATGTCAATGGCGACGGACTACAATTTATTTTGGGAGAATAAAGAGCATACATTTGGTCTAATCTCTAAATGTTGGCAGGTTGAAGATTACCTACTAGATTTCCAAAAAGAATTTGTATATAATCCACATAGAGAGTATCCAATAAAATTATCTTTACCATTTGATTTGGACACTTGGGAAGATAGGAATACCGACTACAATATTTGTAATCCTAGAGAAGAATCTGAGAGATATGACATGTGGGTATTAAAGCGCAAAGGTCTTGATAAAAATACTATTGTAAAATTATGAGAAATCTATACATGTTCCAACCGCAATATGCGGTAGAAGTTAGAAACGAAGATACGTATTGGTTACCTTATAGTGTAGGTTGTTTGTGGGCATATTGTACTCAATATGAAGATATTGCAAGCGGATATTATCTTAAAGATTTAATTTTTAAAAGAGAGAATCCTGAAGAACTTGTCAATAGATTGGATAATCCTGCAGTCTGTGCTTTTAGTTGTTATATTTGGAATGAGCAATACAATCTGCATGTTGCAAAATTAATTAAAGAAAAATATCCTGAGTGCATTATTGAATTTGGTGGACCACAGGCAACTGATAAACTTGCAAAGTATGAATTTATAGATTGTATTATCATATCTGAAGGAGAAGAAGCATTCTTAGATCTTCTTAGAAAAGTAATGCATAGAGAACCTTTTGAGAGAATCTACAGAAAACAAAGAATTGAAGACCTTGATTTCCCAAGTCCATATCAAATGGGAGTCTTTAATAAAATTATTAAAGAGAATCCAAATGTTCTCTGGTCAATGACTATAGAAACAAATCGTGGGTGTCCTCATAGATGCACTTATTGTGATTGGGGTGGAATGACATATCAAAAAGTAAAGCATTTTGATATAACACGAGTCAAAGAAGATATTGATTGGGCAGCAAATCACAATGTTGGTTTTATTTTTAATGCCGATGCAAACTTCGGCATGTTTAAAGAACGCGATGTTGAGATTGCGAAGTTGTTTAGAAAGGCAGCAGATGAAGGTAAACTTGAAGCAATCAACGTTCAATACTCAAAAAATTCAACTGAGGTTATTTTTGAGATCGCACAAATTCTTGGGGATATTAGTAGAGGCGTAACATTAAGTGTTCAAACCATGAACGAACCAACGCTTAAATCAATTAAGCGTAAGAACATGAGCATCAATAAAATCTCAGAGCAGATTGAGAAAAGTAAAAAATATGGAGTAAAAACATATACTGAACTTATCCTTGGTCTGCCAGATGAGACTTTAGATAGTTGGAAAGAAGGATTTTCAAAAATTCTTGAATGTGGACAACACGAATCAATTGATGTTTGGTTTTGCCAAATGTTTGGTGATACAGAACTAAACAGCGCAACTTCTAGAGAAGTCTTTGGCATCAAAACTATTAAAGCAGAAGATTATATGTCATTCAGTAATGACGAATATGACATCAAAGAAGTTATAGAATTAATATCAGAAACAAATACAATGAGTAATGATGAACTTATTGAGGCATATATGTATGGTTGGTTGATAGTTCAATTCCATATTGCAGGATATACTCAGTTAATTGCAAAACACTTCTTCAATAATTTAAACATAACTTATAGAAAGTTTTATGATGCTTTATTTGATCATGTTAGGAATGATACTGGCATTATTGGTGATCACTACAGAGAAATTGAGAGAGCAGTAAGTCACTACATGAAGACTGGAAAGATACTTGGCACTGGTAAGCATGGGCACACATTACATGCAGGAAGTTTTGCATTTATGTTTAATAATAAAGATGCCATATTTAAGATGGCAGAAGACGTTAGTAGATCATTTATTAATGTTGAATCCGATGTATTGAAACTACAAAGAGCATTCATTTTTGATGAGAACGCTGAATATCCGTTCTATCTTGAATGCTCTGATAGTAAGTATAAAGTTGATACCGAGTTCAAAGAATTTGATAAGAATGATCCCCACACCGTTTTTATTTTGAGGCGTAAAGGGCTACTGAAGAATCAATTATGTAAGGTTTGAATGCTTCTAATGCTTCATCCCATAAAATTCTTCTCTCATATGGAGTATTTTTATCCATCAAAGCAATAGTAACAGTAAATCTTTTATTATCTGTTGGATTGTGTGAACTATGAAGTGGTCCAACGTTAACTAAACTTGGTGTTGATACATCTGCTTCATATTCAAGAGTTGAATATTGTTCTCTTGTTACTAAAACTTGTCCATGATAATGATCGTTAGTTCTATCTCCAACATTATATTCACTTCTTTCTGGAATATCTGTTGAACAAACTTGTTCTGCGCTGGTGCTAACTCGCATAACCATATCAGATTTCCACCACCTCATTGTGGTTCCTTCTCCATCAAATTGGAATATAAGTTTTGCCCAGTCAGCATAATAGACATTATCTGAATGTATTACTCCATCATCATGAGGTGGAGTATAGAAAAATTCTATCCAGGTAGAGGTAAATCCCATACTCTCTAACCATGGTTTTATTTTATCGTTGCCAAGATCTTCAAATTGCAACTGTTTATGAAATTCTGGCCAACGTATTCCTTCTGTTTTATACTTTGACACATCAATATTGGGGACATACTCCCCAATATCCAAAAATCTATGATAACGATTCATAACTAAACAATTCCAGGTGCTTCAGTACTTCCCCCATCTTTTGCACCATCAAGATTTGGTTCTTGAATTGGTGCTCCCAAATCTTCACCACCAGTAGGCATTGGTTCTCCAGTTGCAGGATCAATTGGTGCATTTGGATCTGGAATAATTCCAGCGGCAATCTCTTTTTTAATGAGTTTATCTTGTTCAATAATCTCTTCATCTGTCTGACGAAGAATTTTACGACGTACCCAATCTTGAGAATAATATTTGCCAATATATGGTTCAGCGGTTGCTGCAATATTAAGTCGCTCTGTCATCAACTCTGCTTCTTTAAGTTCAGAGAAATGATTATCATAAAGGAAGTCATACTGAATATGTTCAGACATGATCTCCCAGTCTTCTGGAGATACAATATTTTTAAGAAGAAGTTGAGTTCTCAACAAATCATTAAACATATTTGAGAATCTCTTTCTAAGTCTACCAACAAATTTAGTAAACTTAAGTTCGTCTCTTAAAATTTCAGAAGAACGACCGAGGTTAAATCCTTCTTGTCCACCAATTCTAGATGATGGTACATTTAGGGAACGATACAACTTCTCTTGGAAGTACTTGATATCAGATAACTCTCCTAAGTTTTGTCCACCAGGAAGTGTAGAGATTTCTGTTCCTCTACCACCTTCGCGGCGAGGCAACCAGAAGTCTTCCAACATTGACATGTATTTTTTATCATCTCTAATCTCACCAGTATTAGCATCATAAACCAACTTGTTACGATATCTCATCATAACATCACGGAGGTATTGTTCTGCCTTCATTTTAGGCAAGTTGCCAACATCAATATAAAAGATGCGACGTTCGGGAGCACGAGATAGGCGATAGATAACCAAAGAATCTTCAATCATTCTTAACTGATTGAGAGACTTAATTGCTTTATGAAGATATGATAAAGTAAGATTTTTATTGCGATCTACAAGACCAGATGTACAATATGTGATTGAATCTTTGGAGAATTTAACACCATTAGAAGCTTGATTATTGCCTCTATTAATGATTCCAGTCTGACTTGCTGATTGGTTATAAACAAAATATTCTTGAATATCTGGGAATCCAGTATCTTTTGGATCCTGTTCTCCACTAGGCAAATATCTAACATCTTCTGGTTTTTTCTTACCTGCTTGCCTTACAAACCGCATTTTTAATGCATCAATGTAACGCAATTCTTGAATTCCGTCTGTAGGATTTTTTATGTCAATTACTTTGTGGTAATATAGTCTTCCATCAACATACCAATTTCTGTAAATTTCATGGCACTTCTTATCGAAGTCCATCATCTCCAGAATGTGCTTAAACTCTTCTCTAATTTTTTTCTTTAGTCCATCACTAGCATTGAGGTTTGATAACTCAATTTGTACTGGACTATCATTAGTATCACTTACAATCGCCTCATTAACAATATCTTCGATAGCACCATCGACTTCGGGATGTAGTGCCATCTCCCTGTATCTTCTAATCAGATCATATTCTGATTTATATACTCCCTCAATATCTACATACGAACCAAAAAACCCGCTGGTTAAATAATGGTCAACCCCGTCCTCATTATTTTGAGGAACGGGGGAGACCACACCTTTGGGTTTCTTATCGTTATCTTCTATCGAAAATCCAAATAATTTGGCCATTATAATTGGTAACTAAAACTGTTAGTACTATTTATTATACAATAGCAGTGCCAGTTTGGTCATTACCCTCTGCTTGCCACCATTGAACTTGGAAGTCAACGGTATATTCCTCGATAGTATCTGATGTGTCATAAGACAGATCAATTTGAGATACGTTAGTTGGGAAGATATCGTAGAATCTATATGTTCTCAGTGGGTTATTTGTGGTGTCAGATGTATTTGTTGTGGAGAATTTAGTTGCACCTCTTCCAAGTTGATGTACATATGCATCAACCATGTAAGATCCTGGGTTGGTAGCGCCAGTAGCGTTATCCAACTTGCTTATTTGGTTCATCCACTGCTCAAATGCTGTTCTCAGTTTGAAGTCTTCATCGTTAATGATGGTAACTGTCCAAACATCGAATGTTCTGTCTCCAGCAACCTTCAGAATACGACCTCTAAAAGGAACTTCAATTTGTGCAACGTTTGAAGCAGGCAGTGCTGCTGCTTTGCACAGGAAGTTAAAGGTCTCATCATCCCAACCAGTTACGCTGGATGGGAATGATGGAATGCTAACTTCAAACAGGTTTGGTCTTGCTGCACCGCCTTGAAGTTTTGCCTTGAAGTCGGTGATAGTTCTAATTGCGCGTGCCATTTGTTTTGGTCCTCCTTAGTTATTTAATCATCTAGTAGATCAAACTCTACCAGCGACTTCTTCAAAGCTGACGCCAGTTCTTGTAGCAACGAATGTCAGAGTTACATAGTTAATAGACTTAGCAGGCTTCAGGAAGATGTCTGCTCTAAATTCGTTGTTATCAATAACGTCAGGGGTGTTGTTAGTCTCGTCGCAAATTACGAGATAGTCATAGAGTCCGCGCTTTGATTGAATATCGCGGAGATATGGTTCAACGATGTTTACAAAGTTTGTTCTTGTAATCTGATCGTTGAATTCAAAGAGTTGTGCTTCTGCTGCTCTTTGCAGTGATTGCTCAACTGTTAAGAACAAACGGCGAACGTTAATTCTGTCAAATGCAGATGCATATGAAAGTGCTGTCTTATCACCGAAGAGGATTACGCCAGCGCCAGTCTGATTAACTACTGAGTTAATTCTTGCAGAGTACAGAGAATCTCTTTGTGTTTTGTTTGGATTGTATGCAAGTTTAATTGCATTCTTAATAACACCTCTTTGCTGACCTGCAGGTGAGAACCATGGGTAAGCAATGATGTTTGTTCTGCACATCAGACCAGCAATATCTGCGTTACATGGAATGTAACGGAAGAGATTGTTGAATCTATCATAGGTGTACTTGTATCCACTATCAAAGATTGCATAAGAAGACGATGAAAGTGGACCAAAGAACTGAAGAATATTATTTGTTTGAACAACTGGATTGGTCAAATCAACAACACTTGCTCTGTGTGGGGAGATAACTGCCACACAGTCCTTTCTTCCATCTGCAATTGAGATTAGTTTGTTTGCCTTTGCTTGTGAATCACTAACAGTGTCCAAACCAGGACCCATGATCAAGTAATCAACTGCAACATCTTCTTTATTGTTGAATAATTCATATGCTTCAATAATAGAACCAAGACCAGACTTCAGATTTCCCTGAGTAGTGTAGTTTCTACCACTTTCAAGAGTGTATGTTACTGGTCCAATAGAACTAAAGGTTGCTCCTTGAGCATTTCTATCCCATGTCAAATTATTCAGAGCACTTGGAACAGAGAATATTGTTGCTGGATCAGAGAATGGATAGATTGTTGGAGTTGCAGCTAAAGAGAATACAGTTGATGTTGGGAATGTATTGTGGAATACATCATTCTGTGTGCTTTGGTTTGCACCAGCATACAGATATTTTGAGAAGTTTGCCAAGTAATTCTTATACCACAGTTTTTGTGGAGAATTGACTTGAGATACTGTATCTGTTGCTTTAGAGAGACCAAGATGTTTCTCTAAAATATTTCCTCTTACACCAGTCAGTGAACCGCTGTCATCAACAACGACGAGGTGCATCTCATCATTTTCACCATTTCTTTCGGCAACATAACCCGATGTTCCTGGTTTTGGTGCAATCGTTCTCCAGAATATAGTTGAGTTATCAAGACCCAGAGTTTGTGAGTTGTACCAATCATCAATACCAGCAATTGCAACTCTAGAATTTGCCTCAGTAACTTCAACAATAATCTTGTCGTCTCTAAGTGAAGATACTGCTAATGTTGCGTCATCAGTTGGTGTTACACCACCAATTGCAGTTCCTGGGATAGTGACAATAGTGGTTGACTCGTATCCGAGACCTTCCGCAACCATTGTGACGGTTCCAATTCCACCAGAAGCATTTCTATAAACATTGAAGGATACGCCAGTACCAACAGTACTTACGCCAGCAACATTGATATAGATGCCATTTGATGCAGCGGGAACAGTGGATGCGGTTGTCAAACCAATTTGATCAATAGCACCTTGAGATAAATCGTAACCGCCAACTTCAGAACCAGCAAAGGTTACAGTTTCACCAACTGTGTATCCAAGTCCAGGATTAACAATAGTTACTCCGCCAGCATCAACATTACCATCAGTGTTATTTCTTGTAATGGTAAATGTTCCTTGAGAACCAGCACCACTTGCAGTTCCAGCAATTCCAGTATAAACTTGACCCTGCTCCCCATTGATTGCAGTAGATGTTGTAATTCCAACTGCAGAAACAGAGTCTACTGGAGATGCAACGTCTCCATTGTTATCAATGAAACTGATTCTTTGATTTAAGAGGAATGCTGAATATGGACTATTCTCAGTATACCTTACTCTATAGTGCCTTCCAGGTTGTGTTCCACCAGTCGATACTCTTGAGTGTATTTTTACAACAACTGCAGTTTGACCTAACTCTGGGCTATCAATTACTTGGGTAATCAAACCCTTTAAGTAACCCTGGAATGCTTCAGTTGTTCCAAGACCAGGAATAACTTGACCACTGATATCTACAGTAACTCCATATCCAACTTGAGCACCAACTGATGCACCAGATGTGGTTGCAATACCAAGGATTTGGTCTCCTAAGTCGTCAATAACACAAACCTTGAGATCGTTACCCCATGTGCCAGGGTTCTTTGCCGAATAATAGAAAGATGCGGCAGATGTTGCGTAGTTTGTGTTATAATCATCAAAGTTCTTAATCTTTGTTCCTGCAACAGAGGAAGTACCTACACCAACGTTTGAGTTAGCAAGATTGTCTCCGTCTGTACGAACAACTTTTAAAACACCACCATACTGCAAGTATGATGAAGCACTCATCCAGTACTCATACTGGTTGTCTTCTGTTTTTGGCTTACCAAAGTTGTTGATCAACTCTTGCTCAGTCGATACCGTGATAGGTTCGTTTACAGGTCCAAGCTCAAAGGGTCCTGCAATACCTCCAATATTGTCAAGAACATTTTCAGCTCTTCCTACGGTTAAATCAACCTCTCTAGTAAGTACACCAGGAGATAATTGAGGAGTCGCCATGAGATTCTGTCTCCTTGATAGTCTCAGTTTATCTGAAAATATTTATTAAAAAGGTCATTTACGCGGGGAATATTGACGTGATCCTACCAATCTGGATACTCCCATGTGTTTGATCCCTTATTTACTCTTTTTTTAGTGCATTCTTTACATTCATATGAGTATGAAGATGCAACTGCTCCTCTGTCCTTTCTAGTTCTATAAAACCCTTCGATTAAGTTTTTTCTATCTCCACAAACACGACACTTTCTTTCATGTAATAGTAAATGACCAAGCTTTAACTGACCATCTAAATCCATTATCGATAATCCCACATATATGACATATCACCATATTCATCAGTATGCCAACGATCTCCATCGGCATCAACAAAAGAACTATCATCTAAACCATCTACAACAAAACCAAATGGTGCCATGTCTTGTTCCAATTGATTTTTTTGCTCTTCATATAATCTCTTTCTAACATCTTGATCTGTTAATTCTTTAAAGTAGTCTTGAGCAACTAACCAAGCGTAGATTACGAGACACATTGCCAAGTCATCATTACACCCATCTTCCGCTTCAAATGAATTGTGCTTTTGAATAAATGTGGTTAATTCTGCAATAATATCATAATCTTTAAATATTAACTTGTCTTCCTCAATAAGAGTTTTGAGATTCAAACATCCAACCTTTTTAACGGTCTTGGACATCTTGACACCAAGTTGTGTTTTCTTTCCAGAGAATCCTTGTCCAACAATTTGTCCTGCCCTTCCTCTCATAGAGCACATAAGTACATTTGGATATTCTAGATCATAGTTTAAAATAGACGCTACTTGATCTCCAACATCATTGACCTCACATAAAATATATGCCGTATTATAATTCTGTGCAACCTCATGTATAACACTTGGAAATAGCATAGGCTTAATTTCATTATTCCTATACTTTGCAACTAATCTATGTGGAAATGTAGTTATATCAATTACAGTAAATGCAGAGTAATCACTACCAACTCCTCTAGCAACATCAACTGTAATTACATAGTTATTTTCTTCTTTAGCATGTTCAAAAACATCTAATCCTTGATGACTTATTTGAGGTTGTTCATAAACCATCGTCCTAATTTTGGACGGATTAATTAGAGTGTCAACAGATCCTAAGAACTCACATTCAAACTCTACCTTGAACTGCTGTTCAGAAGTATTTGCAATTGTTTGTCTCTTCCACGCCTCATCTCTTCCTGGAACATCGCTCCAATGAACTTCAGTTGGAATATATTCGTTCTTTTGCCTTTCGGCATCGTGCCAAATCTTGTAAAAGTGGTTCATACCGTGAGGCGTGCTCACGATAATAACTTTGGTGTTTTTACCAGAAGAGATTGTTGGATATACTGAACTGAAGAATTGATCCGCAATGTGATTTGCAACGAACGCAAATTCGTCCAGGAAGATGATATTATAAGATCCACCACGAACAGCAGATGCTGAGGTAGATGCTGCGATAATCTTTGACCCGTTCTCTAATTCAAGAGATGCTTTGTTCCATGTCAAAACACCTTGTTGTAACCAACGAGGTAAATTCTCATATGCAGTTTGCAATCTATCTAAAAGATCTTTCGCTGTAGATGCTTTGTTAGCAAGAATTGCAATATTTACGTTGTCGTTAAAGATTGCATAATGTAATAGATAAGATACAACAATAGTTGACTTACCAGACTGTCTAGGTAATTTACATACATTAAAACGGTTATGATGGAACCTATCCAACATAACTTTTTGGAATTCGTATGGTCTAAAATTTTGTAGACCATGATCCAGAGTAACAATCTGGATATAATTCATTGCAAAGTAGACTGGATCATCAATACACCTTGCAAACTCAAGAACTTGTTCTTCTGTAAATTCTTGAGTTGTATTTGCTTTTTTTAGTAATGGATTACCAAGATAATGATCAACAGACATGAATTAAACTCAATAAATTGCGATACCTACACCTTCGATTGTTCCAGATGCAGTTTTAAATAAATCCGTTGGTTCTTTTCTAAGAGTCACTTCTTTTGATTCGGATACTGCATTGACATAATATCTACCAATTTCAGTTCCTAAAGAATTGGTTCTAATAACAGTAGTTGAGGTTAATCCAGATGTACTGACTTGGAAAAAGGTAATTTCTGTCTGACCATCAAAGTCAGTTCCAGCAGTTCCAACTGTAGTAATACCAGTTTTTATTTTGATGGACATTTTTACAAAATCTTTTTTCTATTTATTATCTTTGTTCGATCCAGTTTAAAACAGCAAGTGCTGACTTGTTAGTGTTGGGAGATGCACAAGCAAGAGTATAAGTATCACTGATTGTACCAATACCAGATCTTCCAAGTTGTATTGCTGCTTTATCATCAATATTAATCAGAGAGGCACCACCAGCAATCGTAAATCCTGAGAGGAGTGTTGTTCCTCCAGTGACTGCTGTTGCTGTAGTATCATATTCGATAAAAGAGTTTGGATCTGGATGATTAGTCCAACTTACACCAGTCAAAGTTGCATTCTCAAAAAGTCTCCAATAAACATTCGTGTTATCGTTCGTTGCTGCCTGTAGAGATCTCAGTAACATAACTGCCTGAAGTGCAGATGACTTAAGACGCAAACTGA